TCCCAAAAGTGATCTGATAGCATGGTTTCATTACTCTTTCATGAGGATGGAACCATGGGTCATGCTGTTTTTATTGTGCTTCACTTCCTAGCAATCATGTGCGGATTTTTTGGTTTGTTTCTAACCATTCCACTGCATGTGATTTATGCAACCATGGCTGAAAAGAATAAGGAACCAGCACCACCGCAAAACAGAGGTCATTTAATTGGTTTATGCATTCGGGTGGTTCTAATATTCATTGCAGGTTTTATTGTCTTTCTTATATTGTCCCCAGTTTATATTTACCTGAAAAGTAATATCTCTTGGTTAAGATAACACCATTCAATCCACTAGCCCCTAGCTAATCCTAGGGGCTTTTTTTATTCTTTAGTTTATGATCCCGAATCTAATTGCGTGATCATCAATTAAAGCACTTGTTTCTAGCCATTCAGCATGCGATCTTTTCCATCATTCCATACAGTTTGACACATTCCCAACCCATGTGAAAATGGGGTTAGCCCTGCAGTTTTTACGCATGGTGGCCACCGGAGCATTCCGGCATGGTGCCACTGCGTTGAGCGGGCACCTTGAAGAAATCTTTTCAAGGAAAATACCTATGAGTATTAGTGAAATCAAAGCATTGCAGCTTGATCGGATCGAAAAAGTCAACTCCATGGAAGCCATGGCAGTTCGTGCATTGACCCCAGAAGAGCAAACCAGCTTTGATAATCTTGCAGCATCTGTTGCAGATATCGATTCCAGATTGATGCTCTTAGAAGATGCTGCTGCTGGCAGTGCATCCATCCAACAAAATTCAGAAAAGTTGGAAGCTGTCAAACGCAGTGTAAGAAAATCTGCACCTATCGCAGCTCCAAACTTTGTTGCTGATCTTTCAGATAAAAAATCCAAACGAACCAAAAGCAATGCTGTGCGTGGTTGGTTCCTTAGAGGTACTAGGGGTTTCAGGTCTGAATTTGCTGCAGCAGCAAATGAAATTGGCCTAGACCTTAATTCCAATGAACTTAACCTAGAAGCTCGCGCCCAGGGTATTGGTTCTACTGGCATCGGTGGTGCCTTGGTGAATGATGAATTCTATGGCACACTAACCCAAGCTATGCGCGAATATAATGCTGTGCGCCAAGTGGCAACTGTAATCAGCACCAGCACTGGTTCAAATATTCAGATGCCATGCCTTGATGACACCAGCAACGCTGGTACTCTCATTGCAGAAAATGGTTCTATCTCTGAAGCAGCTTTGACTTTCACCAACAAAACCATGGGTGCCTATAAGTTTTCATCGGGTCAGGTTCTGACCAGCTATGAACTTATGCAAGATGCCCTGATTGATGTTGAAAGTCTTGTTGCAGAGCAGGCAGGGATTAGGATTGGGCGAATTCAGGAAAGTTATTTTAGTACCGGAACTGGGTCATCCCAGCCCCAGGGCTTAGTGGTTGGTTCTGCTGTAGGAAAAACTGCTGCTGCAACTAATGCCATTACTGTAGATGAAATCATTGATTTAGTTTTCTCTGTGGATACGGCATATAAAACCACTGGCAATGTTGGCTTCATGTGTCATCCTTCTATTTTGGCAGCCATTGCCAAGTTGAAAGATGATAACGGATCGCCAATCTTCAGCCAAACCTATGCTGGTGCAGATGCTAGGATTCCAACAATCATGGGTTATCCTGTGACCTTGAATTCCAACATGGCATCAAGCCTTGCTGCAGCAGGTAAAGTCCTTTTGTTTGGTGATTTTAGCAAGTATGTGGTTCGTGATGTGGCAGGTGATGGTGGTATAACCATTGTGCGCCAATCAGAAACCTATGCGACATCTGGCCAAATTGGTTGGGTGGCTATTGCAAGGTCCAGTGGATTGTTGCTCACAGCTAATGCAACCACTTATAACCCTGTTAAACACCTAATCATGGCGGCATCCTAATGCTAGTAACTATTTTAAAAAACCTGTCTGGTCTTGGAAAGTCCTTTAGGACTAGACAGGTGGTTGATCTTCCAGACGATGTGGCTGTTGAATGGTGCAGGATTGGTTATGCCAGTCCTGCCTCACCAGCAGTTAAAGAAAAATCAGTTTCAAAAGTCATACCTGAGGTACGAAAAAATGGAAATCAAGGGTCGAACGCAGGTAGTGACACCACCGACAATCGAACCTCTGACACTGCAAGAGGTAAAAAACCATCTAAGGATTGATGGGAATTATGATGATGCGCTTTTATCTAGCTGCATCACCAGTGCAAGGATGTACTTTGAATCGCAGTGCGAAATATCCATAGCCAGTCAGGAACTCCTACTGGCTTTGGATTCTTTTGATGACATCATTTATCTGCCAAAAGGCCCAGTTCAATCCATTGAAGATATTGGCTACGCAGACTCAGAAAACAATCAGCAATATATGGATGACTGGATAGAAGACCTAGTGTCTAACCCTGCCAGAATCACCCCTGCCTTTGGGGATTCATGGCCAGCCACTGCAGATGTAGTAAATGCTGTGGAGGTCAGTTACACCACTGGCTATGCCAATGCAAACCTAGTGCCTAAATTGCTGAAATCAGGAATGTTATTCTATGCTGCACATCTGTATGAAAACCGATCAGCGGTCACAGATGGTGACCTTAAAGAAGTACCGATGGCTGTTGAGTCCATCATTCAACAGTACACCTCAGGAATCTACCACTAATGCGCCCAGGACTATTACAGTATAGGGTGGAGATTCAAACACCGACATCTACAAGGGATGCCATGGGTCAACCTGTGATGAGTTGGACCACCTCCCAAACAAGGTGGGCAGGAATAATCCCACTGACATCCCGAGAAGGTTTCTACGCTAAATCGGTCAGGCCAGAACTATCCCACCGGATTACCCTCAGATGGTTTGCTGGTTTGGAGCATGGCCACCGGATCAAAATGGATGCGCGAATCTTTAACATTGCAAGCATTATTAATGTTGATGAGGGAGACCACACTTTGCAGGTGGACTGCGTGGAGCTGGTGAACTAATGAGCAAACTAGATAAAAGCCAGTTGATCAAAAAAGGCAAGGTTTCCATTGAAGGATTGGATGCCCTGTTGCAGACCTTTAAAGATTTAACTGGTGGCAAGTCAGATACCAAGCTTGTATCAGCAATGAGATATGCCCTGCAGCCCTTGCAGAAACAAGTAAAGGCCAATGCACCAAGGCAAAGAAGCAACAAAAATAAAGATGGCAGATTAGGACTCCTAAGAAAATCTATCGGTCTGAAAACTAAGAAATATGGTAGGGGTGTAAAGAAAAGAATTATTGGTTTTGTTGGACCAAAGATTAGCACCATATTTGTTAAAGGGAAATTTATATCTAAACCACACAAATATGCTCACCTTGTTGAAAGAGGGGCAACCTCTCATACAGTTTCCCCAAGACGCAAAGAAAAACAGAAAAGTTTTACAGGTCCAATTATGCCTGGGAGATTTAAAAGCTGGCAACATCCTGGTGCAACAGCTAAGCCCTTCATGAAGCCAGCACTTGCTGCGGTTGGATCACAAATATTTAATCGGTTTGCAGAAAAGATGAAAGAAATTATCTCTAAAGTAGGGGTAAGGAAATGATTGAAGCTGATTTTTATTCCTACCTGACAGGTGAAGCCACCATCACAGCACTGCTGGGAACACGGATCTATCCAGATGCCAGCCCGCAGAATGCACTGTTGCCACTTTTAGTTTATGAAAAAACATCGGTAGATCGGCAGATGACTTTGCGTGGTGCTACTGGTGTTTGCACCGCTAGGATAACTTGTGACATTTTTGCTGCAAGCCGTACGATTTGCGAAACCATAGTTGAATCAATTAGACTTAGGGTAGATGGTTTTCAGGGCAACTGGAACACCACTTACATCCATCAGTCTAGGTTAGATTCAGAGGATGTGGGGTGGGATCTAGAATCTGCAAAGGATACTGGGATCCACCGAGCAACGATTGATGTGGTGGTCTTGTTTACTGAAACTGTAACCGACTTTTTTGGAGGCTAGAATTATGGCTGTTCAATCTACTTATGGTGTAACCCTCACTGCTGGTTCTGCTGTTGCTGAAGTTATTTCTATAACTCCACCAGTTAGCAAAATAGGTTCGATCCAAGTAACGAACTTAAGTACAGCTAATCAAGCTCATGAGTTTATAGCTGGGTTAGAGGATGCAGGGGAAATGACCTTTGAGTGCAATCTAGACGCAACAAATTTTGCTGCTTTAAATGCCTTAGCTGTGGCAAGAGCAGCATCAGCTTTTGTAATCGCTATTCCAGCCCCTAATTCATTCTCAATCACTGTTAATGGATTCATCACTAGCAGGGGAATCAGTTCCATTGCTGTGGGTGATGAACTGATTAAGTGTACTTTTACTGTTAAGGTATCGGGTATTTGTTACCCAGATTAATTAGGAGTTTTTTAATATGGCTTTATCTCGATCACAGATCCTTTCAAAAAAAGACAACCTGCCTAGGCAGGAAGTTTTGGTACCCGAGTGGGAAGGATCTGTCTGGGTCAGAAGTCTGACAGTGGGTGAACGAGATTCCATTGACAACGAATTCAACGCAGCACGAGTCAAGAATAAAACCCCTGACAACCTGAGAGCAAGGATGTTAATTAAAGGGTGCTGCGATGAATTAGGAAAGCCTTTATTCACGGAAGCTGATATTGCAGAAGTTAATGTGTTACCTGCCACCATCTTGGAAAAGATCTTTGATGCGATCTTGAAAATCAATCGTATTGGAGCAGGGGCAGTAGAGGATGCGGAAAAAAACTAAGGGAAAGCCCGAGTAGATTATTTCTATTCAGGCTGGCTGGACATCTTAAAAAGATGGTGTCCGAGATCGAGCAGGATATGAGCCATTCCGAATTCATGGAGTGGGTCGCATTTGCCAAGATCGAACCCATAGGGGATGCGCGATTAGATTTTCTAGCTGGTTCAGTTCAGCATACCCAAGTGGCTTGCACCAGTACCAGCAAACACAAGCTATCTGATTTTATCCCTGACTGGTTAGGTCAGAAAGCATCTGATAATAAGCAGACACCTGAAATGATAGCAGCAATGTTAGGCGGGTTAGTCACTAAGAAAAGGAATTAGACATGGCAGATACATCCTTAGGACGAGCCAGTCTATCCGTTACAGCAGACCTATCAGGCTTCACATCTTCCTTAGATACAGCATCCACAAAAGTTCAAGCCTTTGGTAGTAGCAGTGTAGCTGCAGCTATGGATGCCAATAAGGTTACCACCGCAACCGAAAAGGTAACGC